CCTAACAACCAGTAGCGGTTGTTGTTGTCTTGGACAATTACGATGACACGATTACGGACCAGCAAGCGGAGTTCGTTGCGGACTGCGACTTGCAGTTTGTTGATGGTAAAGGTTACTTCGGGGGTGTAGTAGATTGAACCGTTCTCGATGCTTGCGTTCAATGTTTCAGTCAAAGACGAAGTGGCCTTAGTCAAGTCGTACTCGAAGAACCCACCCGAAGCGTACCCCGTGAAGCCCGTAACCGCACCTGAAAGGTTGGCATTGCAGGACCCCGTTGGGATGAAGGATTGGACGTAAATTGTTTTGATTCCACCTACGGAATCACGGCAGCCGAGGGCGTAGCCAGTTGTTAAAGAGCAGGACATATGTGTGTTTGGGTTTTAAGTTACAAGAGAACAAAAAAGTGAGGGGAGGTTTCCCTCCCCCCTACACATTAGGTCAAGCGGAAGTCTACAACCAAGTCTGGCCACGCTATTTGCACGCCTGCTTTGAAGGCTGCGATACTCCGGATTTCGTCGTTTTCGCGTGCATAAAAGATGGAAAACTGCTCTTCGTCGGACAGCAAATCGGTCGCGTAAACGAAGTTACCGAGGTAAGACGAAACGATGCGGTTTGTTCCAGTCAAGCCGGGGACTGCAATGACACGGACGTTTGTGCCGGGATACATGATGTCCCCGTCAGCAAGGCCAGCCAAGTCAACTTGGTTATACAGGACGTTAGCGGTTGATTTGAACGCACCAATCAACGTACGGAAGTTGTCCCAACCGCAGAAGATTACGAGGTCAGTCTTGGTTAAGATGGCCTGTGGGATTTGGTTGTAGATGCCGTCGAAGATGGCGATTGCGTTGCTTGTAGTGATACCAACGGACGCAGAAACCGCTCCTGTATTACCGCTAATGGTTGAACCTGATGCAGCGTTCAACAACTGGTTAACGCCTGAAAAGTAAGCGTTGCCCTTCCAAATTGCGTTCTCCAACGCTTCTGCGATACGGAGAACCTTCTGCTCGGCAAACGCCTGTTCGAAAGGAACGCCATCGTACATTGAGCCAGCAGTCAACTGGGTCTGCATCCAGTACTGCTCCAAGGCGCGAGGACACAAAGTTTCCATGACCTTCATACGGCCAACTGTTACGACACGCTGACTGAATGTGGTTGTGCCTGAACTTGTGTAACCGCAAGTATCACCGCCTTGCAGAACTGCATCGGTGTCCATGAGGTTGAGGGCAGCAGCAAACTTGACACCAACTTGCTTGGTGAACAGGGCTGCTGAACGAGCGGAGAATACCGCTTTGGTGATGAGAGGGAGCCTCTCTTGGTCGGTGTAGGTGGCTAAATTGCCAAAATTGTATGCCATGGTTAGTGGGGGTTTAGGGGTTTATTTTTTTTTGAGTGATTGAAGTGCTTGGGCGAGAGCATTGAAGTTCTGCGAGGCTTGGGCCTTGCGTTGCTCAACGATTGCTGAACCGCTGGCCTTGGGGGCTTCGGCTGGGAGTTCGGAAACCTTTTCGACGATGTCGGCCATGGTTTCAACCTGCGATGCGAATGCAGACATCTTCTCTTTCATCTTGCCCATCTCGGCATAGGCAGCCTTGAGTTCTTCCATGATGGCTCCGAGGTGCTTGGCAACGATGGCCTCCACAACTTCGGGGGTCATGGCAGGATAGGCTTCTTTGATTTCCTCGGTTACCTCAACGGCTACTTCGGGGGTAATTTCAGCAGCAACAGGCAAGGCTTCGATTTCGGGGGTTGCTACTTCGGCAGCAATGACCTCAACGATTTTGCCTCCTTCGGTCTTGATAGTACCAACGCCTTCGACAACGTGCTCGCCATCGGGTGCAGGGAGTGTACCATCTTCGGCAACAACGTAAACGGCAGTCCCGGCAACGAGGTCGCCATCCACACGGACAACCGTGCCATCGGTCAACTTGTAGTCAGCGAAGGACTGCTTTTGGGTGCTGAATTTGCGGAGTTCCGTCCGCAGGGATTCGATTGCGTTTTTGAGATTCATAGTTAGTGGGATTTGTAGGTGGGGGTTAATTGTTGCAAAAAAGCGGTAAGTTCATCGGCCAAGCCAGCGAGTGCGACCTCCAGTTCGGATTCGGTCTTGTCCATCCCGAACAGGCCCTCAACGGAGAAACCCCGGAACAGGTTGCGGTTGTCCCAAACTTCGTCGTTCTCGACTTTGAAGGAACCGAACCAAGAGCCGTCGGGGGTGTCCTCGTAACCCTTGGGAGGCATGATGCCACGCTCGGAGTCGGTAATGTAGGACTCGAACATAAACACGCCATCCAGTTCAGCGTTGTGGTAAGCGTTGACGTTGTGCTGGTTGCCTTGCTTAAAGTACTTCTGCACGATTTTGCGGATGGTGGCTTTATCAAAGACGACGTAGTACTCGCCATAAGTTTCGTCCTTGCGGAAGATGGGCGTGTCTGCAAGCATGAGAGGGCCAGTAAGCACTCTCCGTTCGCCTGTTTCGGTGAATCGCTGCTTGGTTTTTGAGAATGCTTGGAATGGCCGTTCGATGGCGGGCATATCGGTCAGGGCCACGAATTGGACCCCTTCATCCACCTCGTCCACGGTCATCCTGTAAATGGGTAGTTCCATAGTGGTAAATGTCCTATGCCCCCAAAGTTGCAAATTCCTCCAACCTCCGAACCCTGCGAGTGCTTTGGGTGATGTCCCGTTCCACCACATAGGCTCGCATAGGCGATGATCCTTGACCTTGGCCCATTGCAGCACCATCGGTTCCAAGCATGGTCGTTTGAGGGTTGGCAAAGATGGGAGGAGGTGCAACCTCTCCGCCTCCACCACCTCCAGCAGTCAACGCTCCACCGCCTCCACTTGCCGAACTGCCTTGGAATTGGGTCTTGCTGATTTTGGCGACCTGCGCCAAACCTGTTGCAAGGGCTATACCTGCTTCAACAAATTGACGACCCGTTGCGAGTTTAATCGGGTTCCCTCCAGCAGTCAGGGCAGCGGTTACGGCCATAAAGGTATTGATAAGCGCTTGACCCATGCTGGCCTTCTTGTTTATCTCAAAGGCTTTCCGTTGGTCTTTCTCGGACTTGCCCAAGCCAGCGGTCAGCAAATTACCAAGCGCACCAATGGCATCGGAAGCCATCTTTAGGTCTTGTTCCCTACGATTGCGTTCAATTTCCGCAATCTTTGCCGCACTATCCTCGGCAATGCCTTGCTCTTTAAGTCGCATTTCCTCGGTCAGTAGGATGTAGGCTTTAGCAAACTCGTCCGCATCCGTGAATCTCTTTTTGAGGTCTGCCTCTCTTTCGGCTTTCTCTTCTCGAAGGATTGCAAGTTTCTCATCTCGCAAAGCCTTTTCCCTTGCGAGTTCATCGTTTATCCTGCCAATTTTAGCCAAGCGAAAATTTTCGGCTTCTTGACTGGCTGCCAAATCCATCGCCCTCAAATCCTCTGCATCTTTCTTTTGCTTTTCTATTGCATCGGTTCGCAGTTTGGTTTGATAAGTCAGCCTTGCGACCTCTTTCTCGTGAATCAGTTGCGCTCGCTCTTCTTCTTTCTCGGCTGCTGCAATCCTTGCGTCGTAAGCAGCCATCAAGAGGCCCTGCACCTTTGCCTCGCTTTCGCCTCTTGCCTCTGCAAGTTCAACCTGCCTTTGTGCTAATTCGGATACGGCTTTCAGGTCTTTCGTTTCAATGCCCAAGAAATCCTTTACGGATTTTGTGAGTTTTTCCCAGTTCTCAACAAGCAATCCAACACCAACAATCGCTGCACCAATACCCGTTGAAATCAAGGCGGTCCTAAAGAGGCGAAGGCTTACGATGGTTCCTTTCAGCGTCTTGTCGTACAGGGCCGTTGCAATCCTGTTGGCCGTCATTGAGATGGCCGATTCCTTTTGTAGCAGAACCGTTACCTGCTGGATTCCGTTGGCAATAGCCATGGTCGCATTGACCTGCAACATAGCCTTTTGGATGTCCTCGTTTTCCTCGCCAAACAAAGCAGCAGCACCTTGAGCGATTTGAAAGCCAGCAGCAACACCTTGAACCGCTTGCGTGAATGCCTCAATGTTTTTAGTGTCCGAGCCAAGGTTTTTGACCCTTTGGCTAACATCGCCAATAGTATCGGATAGTTCCCCTGCCTCGGCCTCTAACTTTCGAAACTCTGCGGAGTTCTCTTGCCCTGCGACCGCAAGGTCAACGAGCGCACGTTGTAAATCACGGAGCCGTTTCTTTGCGGATTCAGTTCCTTGACCTGTTGAGTCTTTAAGCCCTACTTCGAGGACGATTTCTTTAGTTACTGCCATTATCCGGGGGTTGGTAATTCAGGGTTGATGGGTGGTTCGTAGTCGGGATCCGCTGGGTCGGGGTCGATGGGTCCGTTGGGTAATCCCATAGGGTCGCTTGTTATCGGGACGCTTGTTACAGGCACAAACTCTGTGAGGTTTAGAATCCTTCGGAGCGTTACTCGACACGGCTTTGCTTCGCCCACGGTGTAGTCCCGAATCTCCAGCAAACGCCAGCGGATGCCGTTGTAATAAATCGGCTTTCGGAAGTCGAGTTGGTAGATGTCCACGCAGTTCAAGACCATCGTCAACTCCAACTGCAACGCCTCCTTGGAGGTCGTTTCGGTGATGTAATTCAGCCAATACTTGTTGTAAAGGTTGTTGTTCGTGTAGGTGATTGGCGTACCGCTTGCGTTGACTGCGTTGTAGAAGACCTGCCTCGGAATCCCAAAGGCAAGGTCCTCGGTCGGTGCATAGGGGTTGTCGATGTGGCTCACGAAGGGGACGTTGGCGACATACTCACCCGTAGCAAACGAACCGCTCACGCCTGTTTGATAGAACCAAGACGTTGTGCCTTGAGCAATGGAGTTGTACTGCGCTAATCGGTAGCCCGTGTTCAACTGCTTGACCGTGCCACTTGCCGTGCTGCCTTCCAAGTCCCAAGCCCTGCCGATGACCTTATCGGTCGTGAACGAACCCGGTATCAGCGTCCCGGCCATGGTTTCGCAGACGAACTCGGACTTGCCGTAAAAGTTTTGCGTCAAGAACTGACGGCCTCCATAGCCTTCCTTGGCGAGCGGATTGCTTGACTTGTAGGTCTTGGACAGATAATCGCCCATGTCTTTGTACTTAAACACAAGCGACTTGTATTGGTTCGGGTCGCCATTGGTCAACAACTGCTCTTGATTCTCGTCCACCTTCTGCGTCCAGTCAACCACACCGCTGGAGTAGAAGTCCTTGAACGGCTCAATGTACAGGAGTTTTGGATCCTGTGCATCGGGCATGAAGTAAAGGTTGAACATCTTTTGAAGGTCAACAAGCAGGTCGCTCTGCTTCACGTCAGCAGGCAGGGCGGTCCGCATATCAACGACTCCGATGCTTGCTGGATTATCAATGCAATTCCATAAGACTGTGGCTCCTGATAAGATTGTGCCAGCACCTCCAAGGGCAGGTGCAGTAAAGACAAAACCTATGTTTGAAGTCGTATTTGCAGGAATAGTGACATCCTCAAACACCACTGTCATCTTTTGATTA